CGGTCAGTAGTGGAGACATGGAGATTTATGAACAGCCTCAAAAGGGAGTTCAGTACATTATCGGAGGGGACACATCAGAAGGGCTCGCNCATGGAGATGCTCAGGTAGCATACGTTATAAACGCCTCTACAGAAAAATGTGCTGGAGTATATTCATCACAGGTTCCACCTGATGAATTTGCTGATGCCTTGTACGACATTGGAATGTATTTTAACTACGCACTTCTTGCGGTTGAGGTCAATAAGGACGGTCTATGGGTAAATGACGCGCTTGATAAAAAAGGGTATACGAATATTTACTACAGAAAAGTACTTGATGACATTACAAAGAATGTAACAAAATATTTTGGATGGAAAACAACAAGCTCGACGAGACCTTTCATGCTTGCTGCATTACGGGCCGTATTTCTACGACTCAAAGATGGCTTTGCAAAATCTTTACTGCAAGAAATGCTGACCTTTGTACGAAATGAAAAAGGTAAGGCTGAAGCAATGTCAGGAAAGCACGACGACGTGATAATGGCAGCGTCAGTGGCGTATGCAGTTCTTCAAGAAAGAGGAAAACAGATACTCGAAGCCTCTCCTCAAGAGCTAAGTCACATGAAGAGGATATTTGGGGAAAAATAAAGTTTGATTTTAAATAAATAAGTTGTATAATGAATAGATATATGGTAAAAAAATATAAAGATTCTGAAAAAGAAAACAAAGGAGACAAAGAAAAAACTCTTGTAAAAACAAAAGCTGTTGAGTACGCGCAGAAAAAGAAAAAAGAAATGAAGGACTCGAAGTATCGCAAGCGGTTCGACCAACTAGCGAAGGAAATAGACGACAACCTTGTCAATACTGCTGTCAGATTTGGTCAGAAGGTATATGAATCAAGTGGTTTTTCATCTTTCGTTTCATATACTCGAACAGAATCAGGAGCATACGACCTAAATGTTTATCCAGAAAAAATACTTAACCGAGATCAAAACCAAAGTGGGGTACCTGTGTTCCAGGAACCAATCGCTTTCTCAAAAATTATCACTGCAACATCTATTTTATTCGGAAGAATCCCAGACGCTACAGTTATTGCTGACGATAAAGTTTACGCAAGGGCGCAATACGACCTGTGGAAAAAGACATGGCAAGATAGACTTGGTAATGGAAAGAACATGCTAATCACTGCAGGTCAAAACATTATGACTTTCGGATGGGGAGCATGGAGAGTGTACCCTCGGAGACAACAAGTTAAACGAAAAGGTATTCCAAAGATACTTTTCGATGGTATTTATCGCGAACCGCTCGATGTCCGAAGAACATGGCTTGGAAAGTCGTTCAACAACGGAGACGTGTTTTCAAAGTTTGAAGTTTATTACGAAAAAGATGTTGATAAGGAAAAGTTCATGGAACTTTATCCGAAGTCCAGAGGTTATGAACACCTTTTGGCATACGCTAGTGCAAGTAACGAGGCAAAAGAAGAGAATCAAGAGAAATCACTTACTGACGTGACTATCGGCTACTACGAAGACCCTATGTCTAACCGATTTATTATCCATTGTGGAGACTTAGAGCTTTACGATGGAGAAGTTCCAAATGATGAAGGATTCGGGTCTGTAGTGGTCGCTCAGTGCTTCATGCGCGATATGAACGACCCTTACGGTGTAGGAATTTACGAAATGATTCGAGGAAACACTGCGCTTTATACTTACCTGACCTCTCTCAACTCTCAACAGATAGAAGCTGAAATTTACCCGTTGCTTTTTGGTACGCAGGTTCAGAATGGAACAGCTACGTATCAAAGAGGCCCAAATATCGTGAATCCAAAATCTCCAGGAACAGAAATTGATGTGGTAAGAACTACTGGAAACGTCTCAGCGGGAATTGGTTACTCTAATAGTCAAAAGGTTATTATTGAAGAAAACACAGGTATCAATAATATCTTAGGTGGTAATAGTGTGGACTCAACACTTGGTGGAACAGTGATCCAGAAAGAAGCTGCATTTCAACGACTTACACCTCCAAGAAATTCAGTGTCTGACGGTCTTGAGCTTGATGCACTAATGACAGTTGCTTGGATAAAGCAGACGTACCCGTTCGAAAAAATATTTCAACTTGACACAGACGAAGACATCGCTTCCTTTACAAAGATGAACCCTGGATATTTTACAGAGACACGTCCTATGGTTAACGAACTTGAAGAAATCACAGGGTTTGCAGTTTCAGCATCAAAGAAATTACGCTTAGATTTTGACTTTGACGAAGAAGGAAACCTAATGGATAATATTGACCCAAGAACTGTTTCCTCGAAAGGACTTTTTGAAGAGATGGAAAGATACGGTCACGATTCTCCGACTGTTGATTTTATCATCGACCCAGCATCGATGCTGTTACCTTCAAGAGAAATAGAAAAGCAAAACTATATGGCAGTGTTTCCTGTTATTCAAAACTCCATAACACAAATCTATGCGTCTCGAATGCAAGACCCTGCACTTGCTATGTCTCAGGCAAAAGCACTCGAAAAATTATTAGAGTCACAGAGTCAAAATATTTTCGACTACATACCGCAAGAGCAGTACGACCAGATAATGACCATGCAACCACCAATGAATCCGATGATGCAAATGGCAGGAGGAGTGCAGTCCATGAGTGACGGAACCGACCCGACACAACCACAATCACCGGAAGAAGTACCAACCCCACAATCCCCCTTTGGCGCAGCAGTTAATGCTTCGCTAGGTCGAGCAAAGGAACCACAGGGATTGTAAGTAAACATATAAAAATAAAATGGAAAAAGTCGAAATAAGCAGGAACGTAAGTTTTGCAACAGGTAAGGATGTTGAAGCTGCGATAAGTATTCTCAAAAGCTGTCTTACTCAATTTGAAATTTTGGTAGACATCGGGAGCGAACATGCAACAGTTGTCAACGTAGTTACATTTGAGGCAGAACAACAGCTAGTAGGTCGATTTATGAAAAGCTTAGAAGAAATAAGACAGAGAAACTCATAATGAAAGAAAAAAAACAAGGATCGAAACATGATTCGAAATCGTATACAGTTGAAGTTAAGTATTCAGCAGAGTCAAAAGCAAAAAAACTAGTGAGATTTACCGCAAAAGAAAATGGAGTGTTTGAGATAAGTACAGACGAGCTAATAGACATTGTGGCTATGCACGTCAACTCTCAGCTACTCGCTCCGATGTTTGTCGAGACAGATAGTATCAACATTGTGCAAGTACAAAGACAAATATCTGCAATAGCTGACCGGAATATTAGCGTAGGAGAAAAAATAAACCTTAACTACTTCCATCCTTATCCTCTTGAATTTGCGCTGATAGAACAAGCGTACAAGATTGCAAAAGTTGATGAAGGTATAGAGGTAAAAGTTCTGACGAAGAAATTTATTGAAGAAGTTAAGAAGAAAATAAAACCAGAGATGGAAGACTTCATAAAGAATTTTTACAAGTCTTACAAGCATTTATCATTAGAAAAATAAGAACCCGTCGTAGTCGGTAACTATAAATAAAATATGGCAAAGGAAATAAAAAAAGAAGTTAAGGCAGTAGAAGCAAAAAAGGAAGATAAGATTTCATTTGTTTGTTCAGTAGGAAATAACGTACCTGACGAGAACTACGTATTTAGTCAAGAGCCAGGAGAGNTAGCAAGTGCTCCAGATTTTTTTGTAAAACAAATCGGTACACCTGTTCAAGATGAGGAACTTGTGGACGCATTCCATAAAGTATTTTCACCTAAAGATGAGTTTCTTTTTTACAAACAAAGCAGAAAAGAAATCTACTCTGTAGTCGTACCGGTTAAATTCGCAACAGAATTAGGGTCTAAGGAAGATTCAATAAGTGGAGATTGTCAGGTTCACGCTATGTCATTTATCGCGGAAGGTTCTGTAACATTAGACTCGCTCTCGACAAAATTAACTAAGATAGCAAGGAACTTAAACTACAAGAAATAGTCCACAGTTGCATTAGTGAATAAAGGGTAGTATAATATATATTAATAGTAACACGTCCTGCTCTACGACAAGAGCTGTAAACTATGTCAGAAAATATTCAACAAGGTGACGATAACATTGAAGATGATTTGTCGATAGATAAAATGATCGACGATCAGATTGAAGAAGTTAAAAGTCGCACAGCCGAAACTGGTGATACTAATCATCAACAAACTGCAAAAACTGAAGATGAGTCAACTGACAAATCTGAAGACGGTGCAGAAAGCCCTACTAGCAAGGCATCTCAAGAAGAGTCCGAAGAAAGTGCTCCTGAAGAAGTAATAGATTTCAAGAATCCAACAAAAGGGAGGAACGAGTCTGATACTGCTTATGAGAAACGTGTAGAATTATCTCATCTTGTGCACATGCGCAAGACAGCTAAGAATACCGACGAGCGCAATCAAATTCAAGATGATATTTATAAGGCTCGTCAAGATCTTAGAAAAATCAACACTGAAAATTTTAATAGAGCTGAAATTTCTAACCACGAAGGTACATCACCCAATGGTGATACAACTCAAGAAGATACTCAGTCAATGATACAGAGAGGGATAGCTGTGGAACTCAACAAAATTCAATCAACGCAGGTAGTGGAAGACTTTATAAAAAGTAACAAACAACTGCAAGATGAAGATTTCCGCGAAGTTTTCTTTGATTTTATTGATTCCGACTTTAATTGGCAAGGTAAAAGCCCTACTCAGTTAAAGCACATTCTCGACTTAGCATATAGTGCGATGGTGAGACCAGAGGAAACTTTTGAGGACAAGGTAATTAAATCTTCTAAGGTTCACGAAGCAGTGACCGCGATGCAGTTTCCAGGAGGGTCTATCGCAGTTGAAGGGTTTTCAAAAGAAAGAGAATCTGACATCAGCGAACTAGAGGCAACAGGAATGTCGCGCGAAAAGGCAATCGTTCTTACAGACGGAGAAATATAATACTTGTTGTGTCTAAACATTTGGGCGATGTACTCAGTATATCGCTTTTATGTTTAAACAAAACACAATCAAAAACCCTTCACGATCACTTGACACCTACAACAAGGGTGCATCTATCGTGCTTGTAAAGGGCGAATTACTTGAAAAAGCTACAGGAGGACTTACTCAACCTGCAGATTCAAGTACTGTTCGTTCTGAAGTAATTGGTCTTTGTAATCAAAGTATCTCAGCAGCAGATTCTTTGACACAAGTTCCATACATCGAAATATTCGAAAATGACTTGTTCATCGTAGACTCTACAAACAACTCTAACGCTGCTCATAATGGGCAACGTATGGTTCTTACTGACTCAGAAACAGTCAACAACACTGGTACTGATAACGTAAACGGAATCGTACAGCAAGAAGAAGTTTACGGAGTTGCTGCGGATCGAAAGATAATCGTCAAATTCGTTTAATTAATAGTATAACCTCATAACCTCATAATATTATGTCGACAATCCAAGACTATGCAATAATCGTAAACAATGTTCGAAAGACTATTGCTCCGAAAGTTGCGCCTATCGTTGAAGCAGAGTACCTAAAGTACATGTGCAAAGTTGAACACGGAGAACGAATCTATTCAGATACCGGAGTTACAGGACTAGGGATGGGAGAAATCATTATAGATGGAGGTATCGGAGCTTCTGATGCGCCACTACAAGGATTCTCAAAGAACTACACACAGTTACAGTTTACAAAGAAAGTACGACTTAGTTTCCAATCTAACTTCTTCCTATTCGAAAGTGCAGGAAAGAAAATTAAAGAATCAGTCAAGAAGAAAATCATCGAAGGAAAGGATGCTATCGAGCATGCAAAAAACTACTTCGGTCAAGCTCTTTTGGCAAACGGATGGGGAACAACTTTTACATGGGTTCCAATCAGCTCAGTTGGTACATCAACACCGGTTTCTACATTAGGAGCCGACGGTGTTTCTTACTGGGATACATTGCATCCACGAGAAGACGGTGGTCCAGTTTGGTCAAACGTAGTTGTTGATGGTATCACTCCATCACCAGTGTTTTCTTACTCTTCTCTCTTAGCTGCACGACGACAACAAGCAATTAAAAAAGACGGACGTGGACTACCACTTATGTCAGAATTGAACTGCCTTGTTGTAAGAAGTGGTTCAAACGCGTCACAACTAGCGATGACAATCAAGGGTACAATCGACAAAGGTCTTGCTCCACAGCAAACCAACGTGTACAACAACGCTCCTGCTACTGACACTTTTGAAATTGTTAAGCTTGCAAACTACGGACAATTAGGACTTACAGGTCTTATGTGGTTCATGTTTGACAAAACAATGGTAACTGAAGATTACGGGTTCCTTTATATTGAAGCACTAGCAACTCGCTCTGAGCCAGCTGTTGTTGATGCTCTTGGTAACCAAGACCTTATAATGAACTTCAACTCACTTAGCATTATGGGTGCGTCTGACCTTCGTGGATGGATGGCATCTGCTGGGGACGGTGTAACTACATAGTCTCTCCCCTATACCCCTAAGCGGGGGTATAGATGGGTAGATTATCCATTAAAATTTAAATTATTATGATGCAAGATGTACACGAAAAAGTAGAAAGTATCCCAGTGGTACTAACGACACTAGGGAACAATATAATTGTTCCAGCGTCTCCAACTGGAGAGTTTTATATTTACATTCACGAGATTATCGGATCAGCCGATGCTCCTGTTACTTTACAAATATTAGCTGGATCGCGAGTTCTCGCAGAGTTTGACTTAGCTGCAGGTCAAGGAATAACAGAAGATGATATTCCCGGACATGACGGAGTTCCTAGGTTCTCTTGTCTACCTGGTGAAGACTTTATTATAAACTTATCAGCTTCGGTCAACTTTAAAGGGGGATGCGCTCACTCTCGAAGATACTAAATATGGAAGTTTTAACACTAGAACAAATCAAGATGATGAAGACATGGGCATCTGAAAGAGATGCTATCCTTAGTGAAATATCAAAAGCAAGAACAGAATACGACCTACTTTTGAATAAAAACACACAACTCAACTCTGATAATTCTAGTGTATTTATCGAAATAATAGCTCACAAGAAGGCAGTCGAAGTAATAAATGGTTACGAATCAGACAGGTCTCTATTAATTTCCAAAGAGCTTTCAGAGATGATAACTAGAAAGACTATTCTTGAGAGTAGCGTTTTACAACTAGAGGCAGAGGTAGCCTTTCTCTCTGGGAATAAGATGTCTATTATT